GGAATACTTGTTTACGCCAGACATTACCACTATCAGCAGCAAGAACCATTTCGCCATACTTATCACGAAACTTTCTGTTATGACCACGAAGGGAGTTTAGAACCATGTGTCTAACTAAATCTTCACTCAGTTCTGGTGCGTTTCGACCATTAATCTGAATCATCAGATTAGAAATCATTATTTGACTTAAATCTACTATTATCATAATCTATTCACCGAACCCATCAATCGCCCTAGCTCTCTGTGAGATTTCTCTAGGCAGTTTCTTTGCATATTGCCTTGGAACTAATTGAACAATTTCTAATTCAGGTTCTGAATTGAACGCACATTCTTCTTCAAAATCAGTACCGAACGCAAGTTCGTCTTTGTTAGCGTATGCATATTCAACGCCGTTCACATCTTTTCTCATAATTTTTCACCTTTTTTCATCATAATATAGGTATATTATACACTAATTTGAGAGTTTTGTCAAGCGTTATTCCAGTTATTTTCTTCTTCCAAATAACCCAAACACAGAGGTTTTCTTTTGTCCTGCTTGTTTTTTCATTTCAAGTTCCATATCAACCCAGTCTTGAGCAATCTTTTTGGTGTACTTAATCTTCTTGAGTTTGTTGATTTTTTTGTAAACTTGTGAGTTTATATGGGCTAAATCTTCGTTGTTATCCACTTCAACATAGTTAGAACCGAATATGTTCTTCAACTTCTGTCTATTTGCCTGCACTTGTTTATGATTTGCGATTACAATAGCATCTGGCACACTTCTTGGCCTCATTTGATTTCTTTTAAGTGCGGTTTCTAATGTTGTATTAACAAACACCATGTAGGTATCATAACCAATTAATCCCAATCCTGAGGCCTCTGCTTCTATTCTTGGAACATCTCTTGCAGTACTGTCTAGTATCAGGCCCAATCGACCATCGATTGCATGTTGTAGTTGTGTTTTTGTGCCACTCTTAGACCTTGCTCTGAGTGCATCTTTTTGTTTTGTTTGAGAAGGAGTGAAAGACTGCATTTTCTTTAGGTCTAAACCTGCCTGTTTAGCATATCTTTCAAAACCTAAATCTGTGTTGATTACTTTCATACCTGAACCTTCTAGTGTTCTTGATGAAACCCACGATTTGCCTGAACCAGGTCCGCCTGCTAGAAAGAATGCTTTGAATATGTGTTTGTCGTAAACACCTTCTGTTAGAAAGTTCTGAAAGTCTATCATTTATGCCTCTACATGAAAAGAAATACCACAACCACAGGCTGCCTTGGCTTTCGGATTAATATATGTGAATTCACTTCCCATTAAATCTGCCTTATAACCTATTTCAATGCCAGATAGATATGGTTCGTTTGATTTGTCTACTAGTAGAACATCATTTACGACTTTATCATCATCTGTTTTAGAAGTGTCGAATGTCCACTCATACACAAGACCTGCACATTTGCCCGCTTTCACTTGTAGACGAGCCCAAGGACTGTCGTGTTCTAGTAATAGGGAGTTAATGTGCGTGTATGCCTTGTCGGAAAGTGTTAGATTCATCTAACTATTTATACTTTCTCCGAAGGCGCAACCGTAATCCAGTTCATTAAATGTTCTTCAAATTCGCCATAATACATACTAGACCAATCGCCTGTAGTAATGTATCTTTTGATTGAACGAATATATGCCTGAGCACCTATTCGAGTTCTGAGTGCCTTGTCTTTATCTTTTTGGGAAATATCAGTATTTCGTGAGCGTTCTGTCAAACGAGCAGTCTTGACAATGCCTTCTTGTGTTTTTATCCATTGTTTAACACTTCTGTATGAAAGTTTATTTGTTTCAGGTAGTGTTAAAATTGTAGGGTGTACATTTGCTAGTTTTGGTGGTTTTCTCTTTGCACGGAGTTTTGCCATCTTTAATCTAACTGCTTCTTTCTTTAACATTTCTTCTGTTGTCATCATATAATTATTCCTCAAGTTTTATAAAAGTTCGCCCTTGTAGTTTATCTTACCTTTATCTACAAAGTATTCTCGGAGTTCATTGAAACCTCCTATGTGATTTTCATCAATCACAATCTGTGGTATAGTCCTTACGGGCTTACCTAATTCTTCAAAGAGTTCCTCTAAAGAAATATCTTTAGTAACTACCTTCTCTGTATATTCAATTTCAAGTTGCGTTAATAACGCTTTTGCCTTAACACAAAATTGACAGTTAGGTTTACTATACACAATTACTTTCATAATTCTTCCTTACTTTAAGAAATCAAGAGAGTAGTTTCGTCCTTCTAAACGAAATGTTATAGTCGAATGACTGTAGACTTCACTTACTTCTTCTTCATATCTTGTTTGTACATCACAAACGGTAACAGTTTTAGTGCCAGGATTGTTTGCAAGTTCATCATCATGCGCCAATGAAGCACCCATGAGAGCGCCGAACAAAGTCATTGCATCTTTACCATCGCCTTTGCCGAATGAGTTACCTATTGCGCCACCAAATAATGCACCAACTAGTTCATTAGTCGCACTTCCGTCACCTGATTTTTGTACTCTGTCTTGACATACCTCAACTCTGTAAGGTATTTGTTTGATAACTGTTTTATAAGTATCGATTACAGAACCACTTTGAATAGATGTGGCGGCCATTGTTGACATTGATAGTGCAATCGTAAATAGTGCGATTAGTTTTTTCATGTTATTTCCTTATCAGTATAGTATATAGTATAGTGAGCAGATGCCGAAGCAGCAACATTCTCTTTTTGGGTTGGGATATACAGTACATATAGACATGCTGTTAGTACCAGTATACTTACGACTTTAGTCATTGGTTTTTATTGTTAATAAGGTATATTATACACTAATTTTAGAGTAAAGTCAAGCGTTATTCCATAAATTTCTTGAAATAAACCCGTAAGAAAAACTCAAAGGCGTTACTTATAGCGGCATTCTAAACCAAATATCATCATCATCATCGCTATCTTGAGATGAGGTTGCGTTGATTTTACAGAATCTGAGTATTTTAGTGTAGAATGATTTTATTTTTGCCATTATTAACGCCTTGAGTTTATGAAGCTTGAGATATCAAATCAAATTTCGGATTAGATACGCACTTTTGGGTTGTATCTGCTACTATTTAGAAGGAATAAAAGTTTGACTTCATTTTTCTTCATATTTACAAATAAAATACGCATCTGCTACATCTGTAATCGGTGATTTTGATTTGGTATCGAATAGTAATTCAAGATTAGCGCCAGTATCTTTGTGGAATGCGTCAAGCATTAGGTCTTTATTTGCATTACCTTTATCTGTCGCAAACTTCTTAATAACTGATGGTGGTAGTAGAGTATAATCCCAACCACATTCCATCTTGAGTTTGTATTTCAGTAGTCCTAGATTTTCTGCGATATGAAACACTCTTCCTGTAGAACCATATGAATAGTTTTCTATTTGAATGATTGGATGTTTCTTACTTACATGGTGAGGTGAGTACTGTGCTTTGATTATATCAATTACCCAGTCGGCAATGTTATTGTATCGTTCAGGTTCACTCGTGTACAGTTTGTGTCCTGCGCCTACATACTTAATATCGCCATCTTTAAAGGTGTTGTCGTACTTCTTTGTACCAGTCAAGTAATAGAAAGTACAATCTTCATACTTAAATTCACCTTCACTTATGTTAACGCATACGCCTGGCGAACTTAAACTATAATCAATCCCAATCTTCATTTAATAATACATCTTCTTGGATTTCCTCATGTTCTTCACCACAGAACGGGCAATACTGTTCTGTGTATTCTTCTTCGGGCAATTCGTGTACTAAAACAAAAACTGCTGAACAATTATCACATACTGATTTTGGTCTTACACTCATTGAAATGTCTCCATTATTGTAGGTCCAAATGCTACCATAATCCATGAGATAGCACCAATCGCAACTAACCCTAATAACATCCACTTCATTTTAAAGTCATCTACAACCATCTTAAATCCTATTATTTCATTGCCTAATATTCTTACAGATAGTTCTAGTTTGCCTTCGTTATCTTCTTTCTTCATAATTGAAATCCTTGAAAACTTGTTGATTCGACATCTTGTTTGATGCCACCTACCACATAACTTTCTATCTCTGTTTCTTGTGGTGCATTTTGTAATCCACGACTATTCAACCAATGTTCTGTCCAAGGTAGAGGATTGTTTCTTGTTGACTGTTCGTATGGTGGTGTTAGGCCGATACTTTTCATTCGTCTGTTTGCCATAAACTCGACATACTGATTTAATAAAGCACCGTTCAAACCAATCATTGAACCATCTTTAAAGAGATATGTTGCCCAATCTTTTTCTTGTTGAACAGCTTCATCATACATTTTATAAACAAGTGGTTCACACTCTTTCATGATTTCAAGCATCTCTATATCTTTCTCTTTGTTACGATAGTTATTTATAATGTTCTGAGAAACAGCTAAATGCAGGTTCTCATCTCTTGCAATTAAAGATATAATCTTTGCACTACCTTCCATTAGTTTTAATTCACCAAATGCAAACGAACACGCAAATGAAACATAGAAACGAATGCCTTCGAGTATGTTTACATTGATAAGATTTAGATACAGTTGTTTCTTCATCTCTCTCAGGCTACCTTTACCAGTTAAATGATACCTCTGTGCATACTCAATAAATCTATCGTATGCAGCGGTTACTGTTTCTGCCCTCGCCATGATTTCAGGAGTCTGTACAATCGTGTCTAATACGGCAGTCGGGTTTGAATACACATTTTTCATAATGTAAGTATATGAACGACTGTGTATCGTTTCACTAAAGTCCCATGCAACAATCATTGATTCTAACTCAGGCAAACTACAGTAAGGTAAAAATGCCAAACACGGACCTCTACCCTGTACACTATCTAGTAGTGTCTGATATTTTAAATTGGCAGTAAAGATGTGCTTTTGTTCTGCGGTTAATGAATTGAAATCATTTCTGTCTTTTTGTAAAGACACTTCTTCAGGACGCCAAAAGAAACCCAACTGTTGTTGATTTAACTTCTCGAATACAGGATACTTCTGTTGGTCAAATCGTTGGACATTTGGTTCTGCACCAAAAAACATTGGTTGCTTCATCCAATCGACTTCTTCTGTGTTGAATACTTTAGTCATTCTTATCTTCGTCTGGCGGATTTCTCCAATTGTGAACATATTTCTTTGTTGCAGTAACACCAGTCGGTTCGATAGCATAGGAATCTCCTAGTCCGCCTGTTGTTGGTATGTTTTGT